TTCCCTATTATGATGTTTTGCTGGGCGTGGGCATGATGGCCGTTAAACCTGTGAAAGGAACAGAATGCCTTATTGCCATACTCGAGGGAAATGAAGCCACCGCCTTTTTGCTTTATGCCAATGAGGCGGAGTTGATTGAATTTAATCAGGGCTTAAACGGTGGATTGGCCAATACTCCGGAGTTGAAAACGCAGCTGGAGAAATTAACCGCAAGGGTTGACGGAATCATTGATGCAATCAACAACGGCGTTCCTGGTGCCTCCGATGGCGGGGCCGCTCTGCTTACATCTATTAAAACGGGATTGGCTTCTATCACAGATAAAGAGGACTTTTCGGAGATTGAGGATTCTAAAATTACGCACTGATGAAGGGAGTATTATTGGACACCACTTACGACCTGGTTGTAAGACCTAAGCTTGACAGCAAAGGAAAAATTCTGACGGGTATGGTACCGGGGAATACCACCGACCAGGAAGCGGCCATGGTTTTACAAATGAGTCAGGGTGAATTGAAAGAAGACCCTTTGATTGGTGTGGGACTGACAAAGTTTATGCGTGGCAAGTACAGCGCCACGAAAGTGGAACAAAGAATACGCTCCCATTTCACCAGGGCCGGCATTGATTACGACGAGTACAAAGAACGAATGGAGGTTACAATTAAAACCGAAGACTGATGAAAACTTCTGAAAAAGGAATTAAGTTGATTAAAAGGCATGAGAGCTGCCGGCTAACAGCATACAAATGCCCTGCCGGCGTATGGACAATTGGTTACGGCCATACAGGAGATGATGTTCAGCCCGGAATGATAATCAGCCGTGGGAAAGCGGATAATTATCTCAGGGCCGATCTTAAGGACGCCGAAAAGGCAATTGAGGAGGAAGGATTGACTTTGAATCAGAATCAATTTGATGCCCTTGTGAGTTTCGTTTTCAATGTTGGTGCAGGTAACTTCAGGAATTCTACCTTGCTCAGAAAAGCAAAGATTAATACGGACGATCCGTCAATTGCTAACGAATTTGGAAAGTGGAAATATGGAGGGGGAAAAGTTTTGCCTGGATTAGTAAAGCGAAGAAAAGAGGAAGCAGAACTTTATTTCAGTAGTTAACGGCAACAGGCCTGGCTGGCCGAAAAACAAAAACAGCTATGAAGGAAGTTTTAATAACAATATTTATTGCTCTTGGCACTGGTCTGGCCGGCTCATTTTCGGGGTGGTTTTTTGGCCGGAAACGGCAATCGATAGAGAATATTGACATGGCTATCGAGACCTGGCAAAAAGTTGTTGACAGTCTTGAGAAACGTGTAACAATACTTCTGAAAAAAGTGGACGACTTAACAAAGGAAAACTACGCGCTTCGGGAAGAAGTGGAGCAATTGAAAAATGAGATTCTTTTACAAAATCGAAAAAACAGAAAGATTGGGATTTTGGAGAAAAAAATTTACAAGTATGAGAAGCTTCTTGATGATAATGGCATTGACTATTAGTATTGGTGCCTGCAAAACTACAAAAACCACCCTGAAAGAAGACGTCAGGGAAGAAACTACGGTTAAGGCCGATGTAAAAACCGACCTGGAGAAAATGGACAAAGTCACAACGGTGGAGTCTTTAACCGATAAAACAGTAAGCGCGGACAGTGTGGTAACCTCCACCATCATTGTGAAATGGTCGAAGCCAGACATGACCGGCCGCCAGTATCCGGTAGAATCGACCTACATCAACCAAACAGCCCTGTCGAAAAAGGATAATGATATTCGGGCCGAAAAGGATGAGGAGAAAACCACCAGTGTGGAAAAGAGTGTAATTGATAATACGGAAAAGGAGACGGCAACCTATAAAGAAACAAGGCTGAAAGATAAAAGTAAACCATCTGCTCCTGCATGGATGATTTACGCAGGATTTATTCTGTTAGCCATTGTAATAGCATTATGGATTTATTTAAATGCAAAAAAGCCTTTTTAGCGGCCTGTTAATATTTTGATGGTGTAGTTGACCGCAAAAACAAAATGAAAGCAATTTAAACGGCATTTAAACGGCAAAAATGGGAAGTATAAAAGCAGTTGAAGGACAAAGTTTGTTTGACATCGCGATTCAGAGACTCGGATCCGCTGAGGCTGCTTTTGCGCTTGCTCTACTAAACGGCCTTTCCATTACCGACCAACCGGCACCTGGAGACACTTTATATCTGTCGAAAATTATCGACAACGACATTGCGGATTTCTTCAGCTTTAAAAACTTGGTGCCAACCACGACCGGGAGCGATCCGGTGATAAACGAACCACCGGTAATATCGGGTTCATCGTTTTTGAGAATGCCGGATCCCGACCAGGTGAAGATAGTGGAGGGACAAAGCCTCTTCGATATCGCCATTCAAAAACTTGGTTCCGCGCAGGCTGCTCTGGAGCTTGCCGTATTAAACGGTCTTTCTCTGACTGATGAACTAACCACCGGCGAAACGCTGCAACTGCCTGGAGTAATTAACAAGGCAATGGCCGGCTACTTTAACGGCAAAAACATCATCCCCGCCACGGAAGCAAATGCAGGTGATGACGAAAGCGGTGAGCTGATTAAAGAAGGGATTGGCTATTGGGCCATAGGCGTTGACTTTGTTGTATCGTAAATATCAAAATATCATGGACGAAAAGACGGAAATAAAACCAGGTCTTCATTTTGCAAAAGCAAATGGGCACAAAGGGTACAATGTTATTGTCGAAGTATATGGGGAACGTCCATTTTACAAAGTAAGAGGTTGGGATTTTGCAAATGATCGGCAAATAACTGACATTGCTCAGTTGGATGAAGTTGGAGATTATATAAAAAGGCCATAGCAATGGCAAGATCAATAATAAGGAGATATGAGGATTGTGGTTTCTGCACCTGCAGTTACTGCCCATTAGCTTTTGTTTGCTATTCGGACAATCAGGACTCGTTAACCTCTTTCAAACTATCGCAACAATGGCAAGAACAATCACAGAAATAAAAAGCGGAATGACATCCGACTTTATGAGTAACGAAACCATTGCAGGGTATTACGGCTTTGATGTTGGTGCTGAGTTTTCCTCAGTGTTTTCGATGGTAAGCCTGGAGAGCATCCTGTTTTACATTGTGGCCTCCGCAATTTTTGTGGTTGAGTCTCTTTTTGATGTCCTTAAAAGCGATGTTGACACCTCACTTGCTCAGCGGCTTGTACACAACCGGCAATGGTATGTCAATCTTGCAATGGCTTTTCAATTTGGGGATGCCATAAACCCGGAAACAGGAAGTTACGATGAAACGGATGAAGCAAAACAGGTGGTGGATTATGCTGCAGTAGATGAAATAGCCGGACAGCTTTATCTCAAGGTTGCCACAAGTGAGGGTGAGAATATGGCCCCGCTTAACACCTCGGAGCTGACTGCCTTTACTACTTACATCAATAAGGTGAAGGATGCGGGTGTGAAAATTACCGTTATCAGCGATACCGGTGATGACTTGCGGCTGTCGGTTGACATCATGTATGATCCGATGGTGCTGGATGAAAACGGGTTGTTGCTTGAGGGTGGCGGGGAACCGGTAAAGGATACCATAATGTCGTTCATAAAAACCCTCCCGTTTAACGGGGAGTTTCGGGTGGTTGCACTGGTGGATGCGCTTCAGAAAACCGAAGGTGTGGTAATTCCTACGGTGTTGAGTGCTGAAAGCAAGTACGCAGCCAACGACTGGCAAAACATCGATGCCAGGGTAAAACCCAATGCCGGGTATATGGTGATTGATGAAGCAAACCTAACAATAAACTACAGGCCTTATGATGTTGATTAACTGGAAACGGTTTGTTGTAAGTCTGCTCCCCGTTAAGCTGAGGACTGGCAGTGTTTATGGTCTCATCAGTGCGATGGTCTCCGGAGTGGTTCATATTTACAACACACTTTTAAGCTACAATAGCAATGTAACGTACAAACTGGCCCACACTTCTCAGGTCTGGTCTATTGAAGACGCACTAAACGACACCTTCGATCCACAACTACGCCGCATCTACATAGCCGATGCAGGTGGTAACGTCATAATACCGCTTCAGCGCGATAGTGATCTTGATCCTTACATACTTGGCAGCGATACGGAAGGCACTATTATGATCCTTCAACCTGACAGCGGATACACCGGTGGCGATTACGATTTTATTGTAATGCTCCCCTACGCATTTGCACAAGCAGACATTTACAGACTTAAAAGTATCGTTGATTATTATAAACTCGCAGGAAAACGATACGATATTTTGGTGGCATAAAAAAATAAAACTATGAATAAACTTACTTTATCAGGCGCAACTAATTTTGCATTAACAACTGATGCACTGGCATTCATGCAGTCATCCTATGAAGCCCTGGAAAAATTGGGCGCACTTGGTGGCGACAATTACATAGTAAGCGGCTGCGAAGTCAGTGGCTCAAGCGTAACAAGCGGATGGATTTTTCTAAAAGGAAAACTAATGCCTTTCACAGGAGGGACAATTAAAACAAATGTAAAAATCATCAAAACGATTAACACTATTAATGTTGATATTGCAAGCAGAGAACAAACAACCTATCACGCGGAATTTGGCACTTCCGCAGACCCTGATGATAATGTTGCATGGGCGGATATAAAAAGGCCGGATACTTCAGCTTATTTATCAGATCAAATAAAAACGTTGTTGGATACCACTATTCCGAATATAAATGGACGGCTAAACACCTTAGAAGATGAGACGCGTTGGACAGTAGCTTCTCTCATTGAAGGAGCCGATGATTTGGAAAGTTATCAGTTAGGGCTGAAAAAGAAAGGGAATGTACTTCATTACAGAGTTCAGATTTTGTTTAATAAATCAAACCCTACGGTGTTGCCAAAATGGAGTCTGCCAGCTTGGGCGATTCCTGACGATCCTATATACAGCTATCAACATCACAAACAACTGCTGTGGATGGAAAAAATAGGCGCACAAGATATAATTCCGGCGCTTGAAATAGTTTTTAGAGATTCGGACGCTTTTGTTGATCGCGGAAATGCCATTGGTACAACGTTTGGTAACACGAATACAAGTGAATATTATGTCGCTGAAGGAACTTATATAGTTTAAAATGGCAAAACAAACAATAACAACAATAAAGAACTGGTTCCGCACCGGCAGCAAACCAACTCAAGCACAATTTTGGGATTGGCTTGATTCATTCTTTCATAAGGATGATAACATACCCAGTGCGCAGGTTGACGGGTTGCAAACGCTTCTGGATGCGAAGATGGATAAGAAGGATGCCACTTCAGGAGGCAATGCAGGGCCTTATGATCCGCTTAAGGATTATGTGTATGATCCTGCTGTGCCGGAATATATAAGTTACATCAACCCTGAAAGCCCGGACACATTTTTTCACTCAGAAAAGTGGTATCGCCTCAAAGAGGACGCACCCGCCGGCGAGAGCCCGGAGACGCATCCCGAGCATTGGGCATACCAGGGCACTGTGTTGGGCGATTTGTCTATCGATGATGTGCTGGGCCTCCGCGAGGAAATCAATAAGAAATCCTACACTCTTGATTTCAATACAAACACTTATCTGGTTCAGGAAATCAATATGCTTGGCCCTGCCGTCATTGAGCGAGTTGTATTCCGCAACGTTGCTACCTGCGTGGTAACCTACTCAGGTGGTGTACAGGTGCCGGTTGCCGCCGGTGATGTTGGTCTTGAAATACTGGCCGATGATATTCTTACCTGGGAAATTACCAGGACAAATGATAGTGAACTTGCAGCTGTGGGAGTACAGTTGCAGTTGAGATCGCAGAGTAGTTAAACATTGATTAAACGATATTTAAATGAAAATAGAAGTAATACCCGGAGTGTTTTGGGACACCGAAACGGTACAGCAATCCGAAGCCGCTTGCAACTGGATACAGGAAACCGTAAGGCCTAACTTATCGGAGCCTACACTTGATAGTATCAACCGCCCGGATGAGCGAACTTACGAAAACGAAAACGTTATAGTTGTTGAAAAGCAACTTTACATTAACGACCATAATTGGGCTCGTAAAGGAGTTAAGTACATTGTAACACAGAAATAGTATGAAGCCATTAAAGTGGAGAACAAATATATCAGGAGCCGTCTATGTACATGAAAAAGGATCTGATATCTTAGGGGATGGAACTCAACAAAAGCCTTTTGAGACGCTTCGCCGAGCTTGGGAGAGTGGTGTGTCCAGACCAACCCAAATTGTATGTATTGGTTTTTTCAGCGAAGATATGGCTGATGGCGATCATGCGTGTACGATACGCGGTGACTATATGGGAGCTGCTGTCTTTGATGGCGCAGATACTTATTTGATTTATGGATTTACGCATTTAAACATGGTTATCCAGAATTGTGCTGCGGGAAATTCAGAAGTAACAGTATGGACAGGTTCGGGGCTGTTGGCTGGTGCTGGCCGGGCTTTCACTGCGAGCCACGTTGGCGGTGCGTACCGCGTCTCCGGGGTCGCCGGCTCGCCTGTGATTTTGGATAAGACTGGGGTTTACTATGGAGTGGCAGGCGGCACTACCGCCGTTTCCTACAATGTGTTTTCTCGACTCAAAAGTAATTCAGAATATCCAATTTCCTTGGGTTTTAGGTCAGGAAATTTACAGCATAATACCTATTATGGAGTTCCAATAGCACAGAGAAGGAAAAGGTTAACTTCTTATACGGGAATAATCTATACTTCTGTTTTTGGAGCTTGGGATTTCTTTGCTGATGATACCGGAATTGAATTGAATGGTTGTTTAGTGTGCGCAGATTGCAAGTTCTACTATAACGATGTTGAAATCCCTGTAACTGGCGCGACTTCAACAGAGAGATACAATTCTCTTGTGGCTGGAATGGATTCAGCAGGTGTGCCTGAAGCTGATAGAATGACTTTTGTCGATTGCATTTTCACGCCTCTTGCATCAGATCAGGTGATGAATAACCCTGAGAAAGGAGATTTTACTCTGAATCCTGACGGCCCGGGTGTTCGCGCTCCTGGCATTTATTTGGGTGCATTGCCTCCTGCTGTGAATATCCCTATTATGGATGATTCTTCTCAACAACCCGGCACGTGGGATGAGAATACGGCATCAGGATGCGTTACGGTGTTGAATAATGAGATCTGCCTTGACGATCAATCGGCGTCAATGCAGGGAGAGATACTCAGTAAAATAGTGACCATTAATCCGAGCAAGATTAATATCAATGCCTTTTTTGCTCAGTTTGCCAGCAAATTTAAAGGCTACTTTGCATCACTATGGAATGATGACACTGTTGGTACAGAATATTTCCCCTCCGATATATTACCTCTTGGGTTTTACATTGTCAAAGGAACTGTTGTTTACCAAGATCAAAACTTTGGAGACAATTCTGTTGTGATTGTCACGGTTGAAGGAACTACATTTAGCGATGCAGCTTCCGGTTCTAGACTTCTGGCAATTGATGATCCAAATTCACTCAACGCTGTTTGGGTGCGTGAAACGCCTATGCCGTATCTATCAATTGAATCAACTGCTGGGCTCGAAGCAGGTGGAACTTATCTGAATCATGGCAATGAAAATATAACCTACAGGTCTCGCACTATTGCACCAGGTGAGTCTTTTGTTGCCGAAAACAGCGTAGATACTTTTTCAGGCTCCGCAGGTTACACTGTTGGAGTTATGTTTGACGATAGCAGAGTCCCCTCCGCTGAATGGATACCAGCCTCTTTGTGGGGAGAGTATTTTGTTTGGAAGTCTGCGGGCGTAATACAATACGATGCCGATGGCTTGCCAATTAGTTCAGGTAACTATTTGAGTTATCAAACAACGGCCAATGGAGGATATTCCGACCAGATAATTAAGTCGATAATGAATAAAGCTTATTTTCAATTTAAAATCTTTGTAAACAAATATAGATGACAACATTAATACAAGCAATGAGCGTTGGAATTCGCGAGCGTGTTGAGTTTGATGGCTCAAAGGTGATATTTCCGGCAATTTCTGCCGGCATTACGGATAGGCGAAGATATAAAGGGTCTCCGGTGCTGATAAGGTTTTTTGAAGCTGGCATTGACGATCAGCCAATATTGCGAGATGCCAGGATAATAAGAGTTAAATAATAATACAGGGTTTATCGCCACGGCGGTTCGGGGCTGTTGGCTGGTGCTGGCCGGGCTAACAATGCGAGCAACGTTGGCAATGCGAACAACGTCAACGGGGTCGCCGGCTCAAATACTTCAATAAAAATAATAGGCGGAAAATCCTTGCTGCAAAAACAGCAAAACATAAACTACGGAAAGGCTTGTGAGTAGCAATATGCGAAAATTGGCCGGAGTGAAGCAGGTTAAAAATGAAACGTTACGGAAACTTATGGACACAAATATGCGACATAGAGAATATAAGAGAAGCTGCCCACAAGGCGGTAAAAGGCAAGAAAATGACCCGCCAGCGGAGGTGGTTCATCGAGAATAAAGAATCCTGCATCATGGCAATACAGGACTCTCTCATCAATGAAGACTACCAGTTTGGAGAGCTTTATTCTTTCACGATTTATGAACCCAAAAAGCGGGAAATACATTGTCCCAGGTTCTACCCTGACAGAGTGCTTCATCATTGCGTAATGAATATCGTTGCACCTCTTTTCATAGAGAAATTCACCAGGGACACTTATTCCAGCATTCCTGGAAGGGGAGTTGCAATGCTCGCGCTAAAAATACAAAGTACTCTTCGAAAGAACCCGGATGCGTACTATTTGCAAATCGATATTCGCAAATTCTATCAATCAATAGATCATGGCATCGCAAAAGAGAAAGTCCGAAGAGTCATTAAGTGCAAAAAAACGCTACGTCTTATAGATTCGATCATTGATTCACATGATGAAGGCATGCCTATAGGGGCTTATCCTTCTCAATACATTGGCAATTTAATCCTGTCGGACGTAGACCACTGGGCAAAGGAAGTTGCACGTGTAAAGCATTATTTTCGCTACATGGATGATATGCTATTCATTATCGATTCGAAACAAGAAGCGCACAGGCTACTGGAAGATGTGAAAGAAAAAATCCACGGATTAAAGCATGAGATAAAAAACAACAGTCGCATTGCACCAGTAAGCGCCGGTATTGACTTCATAGGATATAAGTTCTACCCAACCCACACCCGCTTGCGGAAGCGAATAAAACAGCGCATGCAGCGAACCGTCCGAAGATTAAGGAAACAAAATGTAAGTGATCGCTATTTCATGCGAAAAACAGCATCTCACTTCGGCTGGTGCATTCATGCCGATTGCCGCAACTTACTAAGAAAAACATTTGATAATAAAATACATTTATACGCTGATAAAATGGAGATTAAACGCCTTTCAGAAAAGAAACAAATTGAATGG